AAAAGCTACGCACCACCGTGCCGTTTTGGGTGGCAATGGCCAACAATCGCCAGTGTGCGCTGATCAGCTTTGCCTACAACCTCGGCAGCAGCTTTTACGGCAACACAGGGTTCGAGACGATCAGCAAGCGGCTACGTGAAAAAGACTGGGCCGGAGTGCCCGATGCCCTGTTGCTCTACTGCAACCCTGGCACAAACGTAGAGGCGGGCCTGAAACGGCGCCGGATGGCCGAGGGTGATCTTTGGGGCCGTGATAAACCGGCTGCTGGTCTGGCACCCAACCCACTGCCAACGCCGTACCAGAGTCAGCGGGATAACTACCGCGACGCATGGCGGACATGCTTTAGCTCAAGCTGCGCCATGTTGCTAATGACGCTCAAGCCGGGTGTGATCCACTCCGATGATGAGTACATCAAGACTGTGTTCACCATCGGGGACACGACCAACTCGACGGTGCAGATCAAGGCGTTGCACCACTACGGCGTTGATGCACGGTTTAAGACCAACGGCAATCGTGCCTTGGTGCAGCAGCAGATCGATGCAGGGAAGCCGGTGCCAGCGGGTTTTTTGCATCACGGCAGTGCCTCAGCACCGTCAGGCACTGGCCACTGGCTTTGCATCATCGGGTACGACGCCACCGGCTACATCGTCCACGATCCCTGGGGCGCCATGAACGTCGCAACTGGCGAGTACGGCAGCACCTTTGGCGCCAAGCAGCACTATGACTACAAGACGTTTGAACCACGTTGGATGGTCGATGGACCCAACTCCGGTTGGTGCATCGTCGTTTAAACTGCAATGCGCCTAATTTTTATCAGTGCTGATTCCTGACCACGAGATCCGCCGCCTCTGCCAGATGCGGGAAATGGTGTCGCCTTACGTTGAAGCGCACCTAAACCCAGCATCACTGGATGTGACGCTTGGCGATCGGATCATGATCGAAGTTACCGGCACCCGTGAACTGGAGATCACCGGCATCCATAACTACAACGAAGAGCAGCCGTACTGGATTAAACCGGGTGAATTCTTCCTTGCTGAAACCCGCGAGATCTTCCACCTGCCGGATTACGTCGGTGCGCAGTTTGTATTGAAATCAAGCCGTGCCCGTGATGGCTGGGACCACGCCGAAGCTGGTTGGTGCGATCCAGGTTGGTACGGGTCACGGCTAACTATGGAATTGAAGAACAGCAGGCGGTTGAATGCGCTGCCAATCTGGCCGGGAATGCGGATTGGACAGATGAAATTTATCTTGGTGTCCGGCACACCAGAAAGCACATATGCCCAAACCGGCCGCTACAACTGCGATCTCGGCGTTACGGCGAGCAAGGGTTGAAGTTTACAACGATAGGTGCCGTATTTAACGCCCTCCAGCTCGTCGGTGATGGCGAGCAGGTCATCCACATCAATCACCTTGGGCCTCATGTGGGCAAACTCTTCAGGCACGTTGGAATAGCCAAGCTGATCCGCAGCAGCGCGAAGGGCAGCGGCAAGCGCTGGGGCCGACCTAAGACTTTCTGTGCTGTAGTAAGCATCCATTACTGCCTGCGCGGCGGGGGAGAGGTTAGTCATTGTTTCCATTTTTTAAGTTCATTTGCTAAAAAACGAAGGTCGTCCTCGTCAATAACGCCACTCCCTGTGGCATGGCCGTAAGCAAGTGCATACGCAACAGCGTGAAGAGCAGCAGCGAGCATCTCCTCGTGGCTAACTTCGCGGTCAAGGCGATCTGCTTCAGTGTAGTAAGCATCCAGCACAGATTGTGCGGCGGGGGAGAGGTTAGTCATTGGGCAATGCCTCCAGTGCGCGGCGGATGGTGTCGGTGATCTCGGGGATGTAGTGAGCGTCGCGTTCAATAGTGCCAAGCATTTGCAGTGCAACGCTGTTAAGGGTTTGCGGTTCAGGCCGACGGGCAGCGCGGAGTTCAGCAACGACTAAGGCCACCTCTGACACAACGTCATTGGCAAACCATTCAACACACGCCTTCAGCTCTTGGTCGGCGCCCCATTGGGCGGCAAGGCTGAACACGGCATAATCCGAACGTGAACTGAGCATGTCTGCCCATTGATACATCAGCTCCGGCGGTGGGGTGATTGGGTGTTGGTTAGTCATTTGCTATTTGCGAATAGCCTATGGATCAACCCATGCGCTTCTGCTGGGTCATACAACTCAATCATTGAGTAGTTGTCGTAGCCGTTTTGCTCGGCAAAGACTGTGGCGGCAATGTGGGTCGTGAATGGTCCGACTTGAATGGCATCGATCAAAAGTGCGTAGTTCATGATTAGTCGATCCAGCTGCTGATTGCTTTGACCATGCAGAAGCCAGCCCATGCGCCTTTGTCTGAGATTAGATCAGCAAGGCGTTGGAAGTCTTCCTCTTTAATTTTGTCCCAACCAGTCTTGGGTGCGATGTAACGGTTGATCAGGTCCTCAGCGAGGCATTCGCAGCGGTAGTAGGTCATTTGATTAGGTGGTAATGAAAAGGGCACCGAAGTGCCCCGTGGTTGTTAGGCGCCGAATGCAAGCAGCACGGTGAGGATGCCAACGATGGTCCAGAGGATCAGTTGGCGCTCCTTGAGGTTGGTGATCTGCTCGGCTTGGGTGTCGATCACCTCGCAGGATGCGTCGATGATGTCGGCCTTGGTGGAAGCGTGTGTGATGTTCATTGGATTTGATTTGATGGCGGGAGTTGCCTCCCGTAGGATCAGAATACACCACAGACGGCGCGTCTGGCAAGTCTGTTGCATTTCTTTACGTTTGTGCCAGCTAGCTAGGCTGGTAGCAACGGCAACTGCTCCGTGCAACCATACCTGTTCGAGATCACCGCCAAGGTGGTGGTGCGCTCGGATAGCGACCCGGAGGAGCTGCCAGCGGACATCTACGCACGGATCTCTGAGTTCGTTGGGAACGAGGAGGATCTGCTCGCGCTTGACATCGAAATGTTCCCCCTGCCAGATGCCAACAGTGGATCATCAGATCGATGGGACGACGCTGGTCCCGAGGAAGGAGGCGAAGCGGCGGTGGCGTGATGCAGTGTTATTACGAAGTGATTACTGTTGCGCCTACTGCAACGAGCAGCTTGGTTCACGTAGCGCAACACTGGATCACATCATCCCCAAGGTGCTTGGTGGGTTAACCGTACCAGAAAACTTATGTGGTGCTTGCATTACCTGTAACGGCAGCAAGGGACACCGTGACTGGCGCGAGTGGTTTCGCGCTCAGCCGTTTTACGATCTAACCCGCGAGGAATCAATCGACTCCTGGCTTACTCAGTAATACTGCACATAGATTTCAGCCTGCCATAGGTCGTTGGTGTACCTGCAAATCGCGCCGTTCTGGCCGCAAGCGCGATAGACCGGTTCCTCACCAAAACTGTGATCCAGCAACTCAATCCAGCGGCCTTCACCCCGCTCCATTTGTTCCATCACTTTCCTTTCCATCGTTGTACAACCCGCAGCGTGCGGCAAAGCGCCCCCCATTCTGACGGGCCTCAGGGAATCCAAGGCTGCATTCGTTACCACGCGGTAACCAATGGATACAAGACCAGCATTTAGCTTTTCCATGGAACTCAGTTTCAATTTCTTCAATTGGTTGATTTTTGCGCAGTGCCAAATAGTGGTACTGCGCTCGGATGTACGCCTCACGCACGTCTGGCGTACAAAGGTCAATAATTGTTTCAGAACGGCCTGGCAGGCGAATCTTGGCCCGCCAGTTGTCGGACAGACTTAGACGTTCAACAATTACTCTGCCGCTGTAAAGAACAATCATTCGCTTTCGCCGTATGACGGTTCGTGATACAGCCGTTCCAGTTGCATCGATAAAGGTTCTGGTTGTTCGGTCAGCTCCTGCATGATTGCGTCAACTTGCTTGTCCGTTGCGTCCTGGACCACATACATGTGGTTAAAACCGTGGTGCTTGACCGCAATAAAGCCAACCCGTGGGCTGGACATCAAAAAGCGCACGGCGCAATTTTCAAGCCAGCCAAGAAAAGGTGCGCTCATGGTTCTAGGTTGCTAATAAGGCGATCGAGGTAAAAGCGTGCCTTCTTCAGTGATTCTGGCCCGCCTTTATGGCGCTCACGCCAGACATACTTGGCGATGTTCCCTTTTAGGTAGCCTCTGTACTCTTCTGGTGTCAGTTGCGCTTCGATTGCGTCGATGCACTCAATGGCTCCGTCAGCGGTGTAATGCGGCGGATGGTTGACCAGATCAGTCATTGGCCTCCAACTCCAATTTGATAGCAGCCTGAAAATAACCAGCGATTTTCATTCGAGCAAACACATTGCCGCCATCTGCGGTGGTTTTATCTTCAACTCGTGCGTACTGATACCGCGCTTCCTCAAGGGCAGCCATGGTTTCAATGTTCAAAGTGTCCAATTCTGCGTTGTTAAGGGTTTTGATGTCCTCAAGGAGAAAATTGCGGCTAAGTAGATAGGACTTGAAAAACGGTTCATTCATGTTGATTTTGTGAAGACTTGCAGCAGTGTACTAGGCCCATTTGCCCAGGATGTAGCGGCGGACAACCTGGATAGCCTGCTGAGCGTGCTTCTCAACCAAAACTGATTGGGTGTCGCTCATGGCAAGGCACACTGCGTTAAAAAGCTGCTCATACTCCACATCCCGCGTGTTGTCGGCAAGGTCATGGGCAAATTCATCCCACAGCCCCGTGTAGGTGTTGCAGGTGCGGCCACTGCGTTCGTACAGTGCCTCCATCATTTCATAACGGCGGTTGTCCAACTGGAATTGCTTCATTTGAGAATGTTGTAAAGGTTGCGGCATTCCTGCCACGCTATTGAATTTTGGTGCAATTGATCCATGCGGACACGGATCAAAGCCTTGACGTGTTCGCGCTCATGCTCACGCCCAGCCTTAAACAGGCCGGAATCGCTGACAAGTGCCTCTAGTCGGCGTAGTTGGTCAATCATTGGATGCTTTGGTGAAAATGTTGCATTCGCCAGCAAAAAAAAGGTTCTGAGCAGGTTCAGGAAAGTCTAGAGAGCATTTGCCTTTTAGCCACAAAGCGCAGCATTCGCAGGAGTGCTCGACAAAGGAATTGCGCCGAGGAATCTCAGGAAATAGTTTTTTGTGACCTACTCCAAAACGTATCTGCTCAACGGTTTGGCGGGAAACACCATGCCGCTGGGCCATGATCTTGGGGCTATCAGGTGATAGCAAAATGTCGCGGACAGCCTCCGAAGAGATCTTGGTCATCGCATCGCTTCCACTGTTGCGTTTGGCCAGCGGTTCTGGGCGTAGGTAATTGCAGCCGCTTTGCTCTCGGCACGCATTGTCATGGTCATTGGCATGGCGCCTGACTTGTAGACGATCAAGGTGTAGAGCTTGGTTCTGGACTTGGGCACGGGGCGGCTGATGCCTTCGCCGTACCGGGCGTGATCATCTTCACGCCACATGAGCAACGCGCCTTGGATGTTAGACATTTGGAAGTTTTACCTCATGGTGTGCAGTTGGTGTAAGCCATTCAATTTGGTTCCAGTACGGCAGCCATTCCTCGGTGGCAATGGCTTTGGCTTCAAGCCAGCTGGTGGCTTTGATGCACTCGTAGACGTTGGCGTCACGAATGCGGAAATAGTAGTTGCGCAGGCTCATGGCTTGAGTGCTTGCTGACAGACTGGCGTGCCTTGAGCCGTGACAACGGTCTGTTCACGGCCACCGCTGACGCCTGCGGCATAAACCGCAAACATCAAGACGATGACAGCAAGGCGGTTGATGAAAGGATTGTTGATCATTGGATTGGATTTGATTGAATACAGGAGCCTGCCCCTGTCTTGGTACTATACACCACCTGCGGCGTGGGTCAATGGCGTGTCATAAATCTTCACCGTACTTGAGCGCAGCTTTCCTTTGGATAGCGGCATTGGCCTTTGCCAGGTTCTCCATCACGTCAGCAGCCTCAACAAAGCTTGGCTCCAGGGTGATTGGAGTGCGCAGCACCGGCTTGTGCTGGTGCCGATCAGACCAGCCGATGGCATACTCCGGGACAGTCATCTCGACCGTAAACCACGCATGGCCGCAGGACCCACAGACCCGTTTGCGGACCACCTCATCAGGCAGGTGGCCATTGGTTACTGGCGTGCGGTTGTTCTTGCTACCGCAAATTCGGCAATTCATCGGGCATTATGGGGCAGTCTGCCCGTAAAAAGTGGAAGATTTTGGTCAGTGGATGATTCCGAAGGTGGCGACTGAGGACCAACTCAAGGTTGAAGTAATGGCCCGGCGCCTTGAGATCACTCAAAACGTCGGACCACTTGCGGCAACGCTTTACCGTTCTTGGAACCTTCAACAGGCATTGCTCCAGCAGGCAACCAATGAGATCGCCCGCCTAGAACTTCTGCTGATGAAGCCTTAGAACAGATCAGCCTCGGTGATCTCAACCACTTCGCCACCAGTGGCTTTGGCCAGGCTGTCAGCCGCACCAGCAGCCGCCATCTTTTCCTCAATCGCCTTCATCGTCTTGTAGTCAGGCTCAAAGGCAAGACTCAGATAGTTCTGGCCGCTTGCAGCTTGCTTGGTCCAGCCGCTGATCTTTACTGGAATCTCACCGCGATCGTTGGCGCCAGCGTTCATCACATAGGAGGCAAACGCCATGCGGTCATCTTCCTTGATACTGAAAACGCCATCAAACGCCGGATAGTTGCGGCTGGGGTCATAGCGATCCTTGAACCGCTCTTGCAGTTTCTCAGGTGTGTTCTTGAACAGTGCGCCGTTTGCTTTAAAAGTCATTGGTTCTCAGGTGTGATGGTGTTGGCCTTTTCGTATTGCTCCACCTCGGCCAGGGGATAGAGCACGCGACCGTTAATCCTTGAATAAGCAGGTCCCTTATTAAGAGATCGCCATCGGATCAACGTCTGGCGGTGGAGGTGCCACCGCTCAGCAAGTTGCAAGTCAGTAAGGAATTCAGAAGAGGTCATCAGGTTCCTCAACCGGCTTGGCCGGTTCAGGTTCAACAACTGGTGCAGCCTGAACCTTTGCATTGAGTTCGTCAATCCCCACAGAAACCTTGACGGTTTCCACGTCGATCACCTCCTCCTGCGTCTGGAGACCCACCAGCAAGTCACCAGCAAAAAGACGCCCCCAGAAAGCGGCGGCCCGGTAACGGATCATCAGTTCCGGCATCGTGATCCACTTGGATCCACTTTTGGTGGCCCATCCTTCTTTCTTGGCCATCGTCATCGTGATGGTCGGCCCCTTCAACTCCTGTTGGGTCTTGATGTCAGTAGCAACGGCATAACAGGCAAGGCTGTCGCCTTCGCCGCTGACCTCAAAGCGCAACGGCGTAAACCGACCGCACCCGTTGACCATGGCAATGATAAAAGCGCTGCTCCAACTGGGGCGCCCGTGAATGACATGCAAATGCTGCATACACAGAAACGGGCTGA